TTTTGTGTAGTTTACACCTGTCTAATTAAAGCATAACTTATTTCTCCCAAATAGACGTGGACAGTGGCGCACTATGGTAGCTGCTCACCCTGCTCTGTTTATAGAGAGAGCTACTCTGGACTCATGTGTTAGGAGGTGAGTCTACTCCAGGTTGCCTACGTGCTCTCGATGACATACGCACCAGCAATTTCGGCTGGTACGCCGTCTATCTCTCCCAGGATCTCGATGAGGCCTTCCTTGTCAGCCTTGCCCGACTCTAGGTCGTCGATCCGGGTGAGCACCCCTCCCAGCGCTGTTAGAATTTCTGCCAGGAGCCTGTTCGTTTCTGATGTTATAGCGGTTAAGCTCGCCTCCGAGACGGTGATGACTGGAGGCTCAACAGCCGAAAACCCTGCGTTGGTGTCCCGAAACCGGGAGAATCAGGGTCTGTCTTCCACTCAGAGGCTTCCCTCCAAGTGGGAGCAGCCAGCAGTGATGGTTTGTAGGGCAACTCGGTGGCGGTGATAGCCTTGAACTCGTCGCTACTGATGAGATAGCGATAGAGCCCAACTTTGTCGCCCACAAGACCAATGTGCGTGGCCACTACGGATGCTGGAGCTCCGCTGGCTCCTGTGTTTGCCGTAACAGTTACTTGCCCACCTGGGATGACATAGTACTTGTCCGCCTCCAGAGAGGGGGAAAAGTCAGTGGCAGCCAGGTCACCTTCCGGGAATACCTTGAGGTTAGGGTCGTAGGCCTGGTCGGCAGTGGCGGACCCTTGGAGACCGAAGTCCTTCAGGGCGGTCACCACTCGCGGCCCTTCCTCAACTAAGGTGTTTAGGGTGGGGTTCCGCAGTGTGACGTCCCACTCCAGCTGCAACTCCAAGGGAGTTGACTGGTTCGCAGGTGAGACGACGATCACTGCGAGGAACCCGGGCGAGTAGGTTCGTGGTGCTGTGGAGGTTCCGGCGTTGTTCTTGAAACACCCACCATTGGGCCCGACAAGTTGACTGTGAGGGATATTGAGCTCTATCGTCTCCCAGTACTTGCCGGACACATTGCACTGCTGGCTCCTGGCCCAAGCGATCGCCTCAACGCCAGAAGGAATCTCATCAGCTGGATCTGAACAGAAGGCCATTATGATGGATCCTACTGTCAGGGATGAGGCCTGGCCGTTGATGCGTGCTTTTAGGCCGTGGTAGAAGATCTCGTTGTAGCAAGTGGCATGGATAGCCAACCTGTTCGAGATGGAAGGGACGAGTCTCAAATCAATGAGCACGTCCCCAGCCTCCGTACCAATGGTTGCGACGTCCTTGATAAGGGTCACAGTGTCGGAGCCACGAATGCGGATGGAATTCGTGGGTGGGCGTACTGGCACAGTAGTAACAGCAGCCCCGATAGACTGCTGTCCCACCATGTTGTTCCGCCGGTTGGTACGCCGGGCGGCACGTGGTTGTTGTTGGTT